CGTGCAAACCCTGGATTCGCCCTCCAGTGGCTTAGGGGGGGCAGACTTTATAGTCTACCATCTCGATTGGTGGAAAAAAGAGATCTGGGGATGTCAATTCTACTTCAAAAGCGTACTTATCAAAATACGCCCGACATTCTTGTTTAATGTATGGCATCAACATTGGAAGCTCCAATGGTTGTAAGGTTGTTAGGTTTCGAAGGTACTCCTCCACGCTAAGTTGGATTTCAACAGGAATTCCAAAACGCTTGGCCACTAAGTCCCTAGTCCGCCGCTTAACCTCACGGCATGGTATGCCATACTTTGCAATATAATCAATTGCTTCTCGCATGAATGTTCTCCAATATTCATTTAAATTGTCCTCAATTCTAAACTTCATTCCTTCAGACACTCGAAGCCCATAGAGGGCCAGTTCTTTCAGGATTGGACATGCTGGATATTGATAAATCATTGACATTGACTTGGCTCTCAAAAGCTGTAACATTTTCCGGTCCGAACATTTCACATACTGACGAGTTGTGAAACCAAAATTCATAAGTGCCACCTGCACATTTGTTATCACTTCTAGATCCTCCTGGTCAGCCAGTAATCCACAGAAGCTCGCATCCATTAAATTATCATATATATCTAACTTGATAGTAAAACCAAGTTTTGCGAAATCTTCAGGCTCAGGTACTGGCCCGTAAAAGGTGAAAAGCCCATCATCACCTTCCACTACCCCTTTTATTGACGTGCACCCTTTGCGTGTCAGTGTGAACAACATTAACATTAAATTTGCAAAACCATTTCCTAGAGATGTACACATCTCTCCAGACATTCTGGTGGCTTCCACCTCCACCATTATGTCTTTAAATGTACAAAAATTTGTCCCCGAAAGAACGTCATGTACCAATTTGTACCATTCGGAATCAGGCAAATCCTGACTCATGTACTCATACAATTCAAATTCGATGGTTTCCATTATTATTTTTATGAAATGTGTTTCAAATGCGCTAAAATCTGAGGCTCCTATTTTAGACCCTTCCTGATGAAGGTTCTCTTTGAGAAAATTAGCTCTTTCAATCACCGGTACATATTTAATGAACCATGGCATTTTGAACACTTGTTGTTCTATTAATTTGAAGATCGGTCCCACTCTACATTTAAATTCATCCTTCCTGGAATTAATTGCTCTTGCATGTTTGAACTCTGGATAGAATTCGTCTTTGATGAATGATTTGACATGCGAATGTCGAGTTGGCCGTCCTTCTGGCGTCAAAAATTCCCCCCTAAAATTGTCCCATGTTTTAAGTAATTCAGCTCGGCGGGACTGTGGATAATTTGTATTTTCAAGCCATGTTTCCACTGTCGTATCCACATCACTGGACAGGGGCTTGAGATTCTTTCTTAGCCAAACGCGAACGAAGTGGCGTAATTCACCCAAGAGGGCAGGATCTGCCTCAGGAGGTAAACTAACAAAGCGTTTACAGACGCCACCAAGTATTGTTTCTGTATCATTTGGGTCAGGCTTAACATTACAAGCCCCAGCAACATGACAACCCATTGAAACACCCACAGGACTCCTCCTGATTTGGGCCGTTCCTCTGGCTGTGATTTTGACATCGGCTTTGACTTTGGGAATTTCCGGTAACCCAACCTCACCAATTCTGTATCCATAAATGATGGTTCGTCGCTTGATGTCACTGGGGCCTTTATAAAATCCGAATTTCGTTTTATGTAGCTCATATGCCTGAACATACAATACGCTATAAAAACTGAGCTTTGGGGAATATAACTTTCATAATCATATCTACTCATATTAACATAGCTTATGGTTCGTGCTACGGTGTTAAACCGTTGCCAAGAATTTGAAGTGTTGTGTAGTGCCGACAAATTGTTGTGGTTGAGCAGTTGGCTCAACATTTCTATGGAAAAAATATGTCTGGTGGTTTTAGTTTCATATTTGTCGCCCCACAATTTTAGAAAGGGCTTAAAACTACCGTACCCCACTTCTCTAAGGTCAGTAATTCCCCAAGGTGTCCATCCACTTAATGGAATGGTGCATGGTGCGCTCCGTAGTGTTCTCCATTTTCTACGCCTATGTGCACCATACCAAGTAAATTTCCTCTTGGGAGTTGATTGAATTTCTCTAGTGTAGTCAACTTCCCACAATTGTGGGTCATCAAATTTC